CGGTCTTGATTCGGGCTGCTCAGGATAATCAGTTGAGGATTTCCCATGGCAGTGAAAATGCATCGCCACTTTGCCGCCACTCGAAAAGCCAGTAACAAAAAAGCCGCTTCAACGAGCGGCTTAAGTATATGTTTTTTTATCACTAAATTTGGTGGCCCCTGCTGGGTTTGAACCAGCGACCAGGGTATTATGAGTCCCATTTTGAAGTTAATGAAATCAGTAACTTAATGATTTTTATGCTTTCTTTAGACCGAATGGTGATGAAAAGTGACTTATAGCGTTGCGCTCTGCTGCCACTTTGCTGCCACTTGAAAAATCTCTAATCAGAAAATCTTGGGTTACTGGATAACGAGGGCTCTACTGATGTTCGCCGAATTTTTGACAGGCCTTAGACAAAACACTCCGAATCCTTTCAACTTTTGACCTGCCGCTTTATATCTTCCTGAAGCTTTGATAGTTTAGTTTTACTACACATAGTAAGGATGCCAACTTGTGAAAAGAGATATTAGGGTGATAAATTTTAACCTCATCAAAATTGATCAAGAAAACGTACGGTTTGGGGGAGATGTAGCCCTAAATCAGCGCGAAGCTATTCAATTGATGCTTGCTGACCCTGAGGATACAAAGAAGATCCTTAAACTTGCACAGCACATCGTGCTATACGGTCTTGACCCAACAGAGCTGCAGTTAGTTGTGCCAGATGATGAGGGAAATTTTATTGTTCTTGAGGGCAATAGGCGGTTAACCGCTCTAAAGCTTCTGCAAAACCCTGACTTGTGCACACAAGAAAAGTACTACAAAGACTTCGTTACAGCTCATAAAGAGATAGCTGATCGCCTCCCTAATGAAATTGAATGTAGCGTTGTTGCTACCCGAGAAGATGGGAACGTATGGATTGAACTTAAGCACACTGGTCAGAATGGTGGCGCAGGGCGTGTACCTTGGGATAGCGACATTCGTGATGAACGCCGTGCCAGGCAGACAGGGGTGGAATCTATAGGGCGGCAAATAAGAGAAATTGTCCGAGATAACCCTCAGGTTTTTGATGAAATAATCATCAGTGATATTTATCAAATCCCAGTAACTACGCTTACACGTCTCTTTTCTTCCAAGAGAGCTCAAGACGCATTCTGCATCTTTATCAAAGAAAAAAATATTCATTTTAAATATCCACTTGATATAACAGCACCATCAATTGAATTTTCCATACGGATGTTCCGGCATGAAGGGTATAATGTTAATGACGTTCGCAATGATGGAGATCGCAAGATTTTCTTAAGCCATATCCCACCAGAGTTGAGTCCAGAACACCTGTATCAAGAATCTCTTAAGGACATAAACAATAAAGATGAATCACCATCAGGAGATGCATCTGAAGGTGAGAAAGAAAAACCTCAGAGCCAGACATCCAAACCTGAGGTAAACGCAGAGCCTGTAGATGTTCCTGAAGGGCAAAAAACAGAGAGCGGAAAGGAGCCAAAAACGAAGGCTAAAGCTTCCTCTAAAAGCCGTAAATATCTAATTCCATGGTCTCTAAATATACCAAACAATAGGATAAATGAAATTTATCGAGAGTTAAGGTCATTGCTTGAGGTAGAGCGTATACCTAATGCAACAGCTATTACATTTAGGGTGTTTCTGGAAGTAAGTTGCGATGATTACATGAAGCGCATGGCTAAAGCGGGTACCCCTATTCTAAGACATGATAACAACAAAAATCTTACAGATGACGATAAGTTGGCTACAAAGATTGTTTCGGTTACTAAAACTCTAGAAACTGGTTTACTTTTGAATAAGTCAGAATCTAAAGCGATATGTCGTCGCGCAGCAGGCTCTCAAACGGTTGGATCGATTGATCATCTAAACCAGTTTGTACATAGCGCTGCTAGTTCTCCTTTGCCATCCGAGTTAAAGGACGTTGCAGATGAGTATATGCCTATGCTTAAAGCAATCTGGGCATAATACGTTGGCCAACTTAGGGCATTTGAGTTAGACTATGCCCTAAATATTCTATTAACCCATTGTTTTTATTATGGCAAAATCAAATTTTTCTACACCATTACGATATCCCGGCGGTAAAGGCAAGTTTTCTTATTATCTAAAAAGGGTTATCGAAGCTAACAGCTTAAATGATGGGCATTATGTTGAACCCTATGCTGGTGGCGCTGGTGTAGCTTTAGACTTACTGTTTAATGAGTTTGTCTCAAGAATATACATTAATGATTTTGATCCGGCTGTTTTTTCTTTTTGGTATGCTGCCGTTAATCATACCGATGAGCTTTGTGCTGCAATTTCAAAAGTTCCTGTAAGCATTGAACAATGGGAAAGGCAAAAAAAGATAATAAATGATATTGAAAACAATAATGTAATTGATATTGCTTTAGCTACATTCTTTTTAAATCGAACAAATCGATCTGGAATACTTAAAGCCGGAGTTATAGGTGGAAAAAATCAAAGTGGAAAATGGACTTTAGATGTAAGGTTCAACAAGCCAGATTTGATTTCAAGAATTCAAATGATTGGCGCATTTAAAACAAGGATTAATGTTTTTAATTATGATGCTATTGAATTAATGGATAATGTAGTTCAGAAGTTACCCAAAAATACTCTGTTGTACTTAGATCCCCCTTACTATCATAAGGGGGCTGGTTTATATAGGAATTATTATAACCATAGTGATCATGTTGCTATTTGTAATAAACTCAAAGAAGTAGATCATCCATGGATTGTTTCCTATGATAATGCTGATGAGATTAAAGAGATTTATTCTTCTTATCGGCAGGAGGAATATTTTTTAAATTATACGGCCCAAGAGAAACGCAAGGGTTCGGAAGTAATGATTCTTGGACCTAATATTATCAGTCCTTCCAAAGGATTGATAAAATGAAATACAATAAGTATGTAATTATAATCGTGATTTTTAGAAGTTATCAGTGACAGTTAAATGTCATAATTAGAACTTAGAAATCATAACTATAATTATCTATCCACCAGGGTTAGTAATATGGTTGATCTATTTGACTTAATGGATTAAGCAGCCTAGCTTCCGCCAAATGGTCTGGAGCAAAATGCGCATACCGCATAGTAACTTTAATATCCGTATGTCCTAAAATTTTCTGCAGCACAAGGATATTGCCGCCATTCATCATAAAATGAGACGCAAATGTGTGACGCAAAACGTGCGTTAGTTGACCAGTAGGAGTTTCAATTCCGGCACGCTGCATCGCTTTTCTAAAAGCTGAATAGCAAGGTTTAAAAAGCGGCTGCGCTTTCCTGTTCGATGGCAGTTCATCCTGCAATTTTTCATTGATCGGCACCGCGCGATTTTTTTTGCCTTTGGTTTTTACGTATATGATTTGCCCTGCGCGAATCTGATTCCCTTTCAAACCTTCAGCTTCACTCCAACGCGCTCCAGTTGCCAGACAGATTTTAACAATTGTCGTTAAATCCTTTGAACGGCTGTTTTCACACTCGGCGAGTAACGTGCGGATCTCCTCAATGGTGAGATATGCCATCTCCGATTCACTGATTTTAAACTCGCGTACATTCTCTAACGGATTTGGGGCGGTCCACTCATCCAACCGGCGCAGTTCATTAAACATCGCCCGAAAGTACGCCAGCTCTAAATTCACCGTACGCGGCGTAACCGTCTTCACTCGGCTGGAGCGGGTGATCTTCCCGCTTAAACGCTGCTCGCGATAAGACGCAAAAATTTTCGCGTTAAACTCGGTTGCGAGAGGGTTTCCCATTGCCTCGCAGGCGAACGCCATTGTGGTTCGCCGCTTCTCACCATCCGCCAAGGTAATGCCATGCGTGTTGAACCACAATTCAACCAGCTCTATTACCCGCCGCTTATCTGCTTTCTCTCCTAGCCAGGGCTTATTTTGAGCCTGCTCTTTTACGAACTTCTCAAAAGATTGCGCTTCGCCTTTAGTGGCGAACTGGCGGCGAATCCTTTTGCCATCGCGGCCGTTTGGGAAAACTTGTGCCTGCCATTTCCCGTTGGGTAATTTACTGATCGCCATGCTGTGCCTTTATAGATACTCAGTGCGGGCAACGACTTTGCCCAATACCTTTATGTCGTCTGCTTTGCATTCGAATGAGGCTTTTCCGTTCTCAACGCGAATACGTCCTCCAGGAAAACGAAATAGCTCCTTAACGCTGATGAGCTTATCGATCTCGATGAGCCACAGACCATCTGTGATCTCTGCGACGGTCATATCAACCAAGTAGTTCTGCTTCTCAAAATGGACTAACAACGGGGCTTTAATATCACTGGGCAAGAGTTGCGCATCATATTCAACCCAATCAGATGATGAAAATTTCCCATTTGTGATTTTTTTGAGTTGGATTTTGGTTGATGAAGCATCTTGGTTTGTGATGTTTGAATCCCCGCGGCCATATGTCAGCCACTCTAACGAAGTACCGGTTTCCATAGAGCAAATCAGAACCCAGTCAGCAGGAAAGTTCCCACGCATTATGCGGTTAGCCATAGTACTTTGAGACACATTCAAATGGCGGCAAAGTGCTTGTCGCGATGAAAAACCATATGCTTGAACGATACGCTCAATGGGATCTTTGCCACCCACGGGTAAAGTTGGTGCTTTACGACTCGTAAAATCTTTCGTTGAAATTTCCAATTTGTGATCCTAATATTCACTTGTCGTATCAAGACGTGTTTAATAGTGATGAATAGAGTTGGCTAAAACTCAACAGAGGATAGTGCATCATGACCCGTAAACTTTCAATGCGTCCTTCAATCAATCTCGTAATTTCGGAACCTTACATAACTGTCGAAGAGTTCTGCCGCCGCACTGGTTACAAGGAGGGCACCGTGCGCCAGATGTACCGCGAGAACCGTTTGCCCATCAGGAAGAAAGAGGGCGTTAACGCTCTCATCGAAATCAACATGGTTGCATTGACGATTGAAGCTGCCGCTGGCTGTGAAATCACAATGCAGGCTTGATGCATCCATATTGGGATAGCAGAAGGGATTTATCATGTTTGATTTTCGAGTCTCCACACATAGCCATTTTGATGATGCGTGCCGGGCGTTTGCACTGAAGCACAACATCATTCAGCTGGCTAACAAAGCCGGGCTGAATCCTCAGACCATCCGTAACAAACTCAATCCGGAACAGGTTCACCAGTTAACCGTTCGTGAAATGCTGCTACTGACCGATCTGACCGAAGACGCAACGCTGATTGACGGCGCGCTGGCGCAGCTGCATTGCCTGCCATGTGTACCTGTTAACGAAATGGCGCAGGAAAATCTACCTGCTTATGTACTTAAAGCCACTGCCGAAGTAGGGCAGCTAGCTGCGGGCGTAGTGAGCCAGGAGCAATTAACAGCATCCTGCCGCCGTGGTCTGGTTCAGAACGTACACGCAGGGATTCGCTGTCTGACTCTGGCAGCACTGGCGGTTCAGGCACGAGTGCATTCTAACCCTGCGCTTTCGGGTACTGCTGATGTGTTAAGTGGTATCGGTGCATCAATCGGGATGGTGTGAGGTAGTTATGATCAAAGTATTGACCTACCAATTTAATTTTCAGGGTAAGCGCGCAGAGGTTAAAGATTCGGATGTTGCGTTGTGCTTTCCATCCATTTCAGGTGATGGCAGTTATTTCTTTACTCTAAAAGATGGTACGAGGTTTCGTGGTGAAGAAGCCAAAGAAGTGATACGTAATAAAGTATCACTTCTTACATATATTTAATTGTTGTACCTGTTAACCCATTTTTCAATAGCGCTCATGAAAATGTGCTGGTTATCAGAGCCGGGCGGAAGTTTGTTTAACTCACTGCGAACGGCAGAGTAGAAAAGAGAGTGATCATGTTTTTTATTAGTGAAGTAAGCGTTAAGGATTCCTGAAATAACCATATTTTGAATTTTAACTTCGGAGCGGAGTTGCTGAAGATCTTTCTCCAGGAGTTCGAAGCGTTCTATTTCTTTTTCATTCAGCATTTGCGCCTCATGTCGTAACAGATAATGGAGTGAGGATTATGCAGGTTTTTGTAAGATTTTTGAAACAACAGTCACCACAGCAGTTACAAGATTTAGGGCATGGCTGGATTGAAACTAAAACGGGCCAGCGCTGGCATCCGGCAATATCACAAGCCGAATTGCTGGCAGGATTAACCGGTAAGAGGAAAAAATCATGGGTTACAAGGCTGAGAGTATCACTGTTCAGATGAACGCAGGGCAACGTGCCAGTGCGCTTAATCATATCTCAGCACTTCGCACAATGATGTACGGCAATTGCAGTCATGAACTCAAACGCTTTATCGAAGACATGCGTAACAAGCGCGATCATCAGGCTGAACAGAATCGCCGTGCACTGAGCGCAATTTTCTTCCTGGCAAATATCAGCAAAGAACGTCACGGCGTTGATTTCAGTGAACTGACGAGTGACGAAAAAGCGGCGCTGATTAGCGCAATGAATCACTTAAAAGCAGTCGCGAGTTTATTTCCAAAGAATCTGACGTTACCTAATTAATTAACCCAACGAAATTAAATGGCGTAAACCCGCCGGGCATTTTTTTGCCCGAATTCAGGAGAAAGAGAAATGCGAAATATCCAGATCCGTAATTTTAAAGCCGATGAGGACGCGCTGGCCGCTCTGCTGAGCAAGGCAAAAGCTGAGCAGCGTAGTGATGATGCGCTGTCCGTTTCTATCCGCCTGGCTGCACTGGCTATTCATGTCCGCCAGCAGGAAATGTCCGCAGCAGAAATTATCGAACTACTGGACAAAGAGGCTGAGCGCTTTGAGAACCAGGCACAGGAGATGCACTGATGGCCGACTCAATGGATCTGGTACAGCAGCGCGTGCAGGAAGAGCTGGCACGCAATCTGACTAACGCTACTCATCGTCCTGCTGGGGCGAGCGAATTTTTCTGCCTCACGTGCGGTGAAGAAATCCCTGAGCAGCGCCGCCGTGCACTGCCGGGCGTTTCCCTCTGCGTGACCTGCAAACAGATCAGTGAGCTGAAAAGCGTGCACTATAAAGGGGCGGCGTTATGAGCACCATCCTGAAGTGGGCGGGCAGTAAGTCCGGCCTTGCTGCCGAAGAAGGCAAGTGCGCAATGAAGATCATTCTCGTCCCGCATATTGAGCATGTGGCTTCACTGTGACCGATATTGCCGTAAACGCCGTTGAGTTTAATGGTGACTATCACGCTGCTCTGAAAATGCAGCGTGAGAATTATGGCGTCAGAACGCCACGTAACATGACCCTGGCTGAGCTGAAGCTGTGGAACGCTAACCCCGACGACCACAACTGGCGCAGCCAATACCTGCATGACATGCCAGACTACCTGGCCGGGTACTTCGCTGACCGTTATCAA